CGAACGTGGTCACCAAAAAAGACGATGCCGAGAATGTAAAGTTCAGCAAATCAAAAGCGGGTGACAAGATTGACGGAATCATTGCAATGATTATGGCACTCGGTGAGATGATGACGATGGAAGGAAAGGATATGACGGGAACGTCGACATATGAATCGCAAGGAATACGAATGTTATGATGAACATTGAAGATGCCCAATCATTGGCGATGCAATTGTTTGAATTTGGAATGACGCCGTGGATTGCAGAATCGGGCGATGGCTACATTGTGCGCATCCTTTTGGATGGGGAAATCATCAACGTGATGCGTTCGGATGTTGAACATCTTGGAAATAATTAGAAAAGTTTTTCACGTTTTGTGGATTGTATTGTTTTTTTGCTATCTTTGAAGTGTTGGAACGAACCAACGACCAAACAAACACCACAATGACACATTTACCAACATTACAAAAAGCAAAAGAATTAGTCACATTTGAATTCTACCAAACGTGGGTTAACAAAATGCAAGGCAACCAAGAAGGCGACTGGATTACTACGCATCAAATGGTGAAAGCCTATTGGTTTGGCGGCGACACACCGAAGTTTAGCGAATGGGAAAAACTAACTAACCACGTTTTTCAATCTTGTATTGTTATCGCGATGAACGAAACAAAAAAGTAACCAACTCAAACACACCAACCGCCCCCCGCTGAAACAAACGGGGGGCTTTGGTGGTAGAAACCAAAACGAACACCACGTGAAAACATCTAAAAAACACCCCGTCACAATCAACGCGTTGCAATTCTTTGTTCAATACTTAGGTGCTGAAGTTGAAGGCAATTGCAAATGGCACATCACGTCGATTGACATTCCAAACATTGATTCGGAAATCGACACATTGTGGCACACTAAAGAAGAAGCGATTCAAGCGATTCAAGAATTCATTGCGTAACCTCAAAAATTTTCCACCTATGTATTACACGACAACGACAAAAGATTCCGTACATTACAAAACGAACATGGAACCAGTTGACGACATATCAATCGGCGACATCATCGAGATGACGCGAACGGGAAAAGAATTTTTGGTGGAATCAATAACGCCATCCGGAATCATATTGAAAGAATGCACGACATACGTTTCATTCAGCCGTTCAGCATTGAACGAGCGTTTGAAAAGAAATTCGGCAATACACAAAGCTATTTAAAGAACCACGGGGCGTTCTGCTCCGATTGGTGTTTGGTTTGGTTGGGGACGTTGTGGTGACGTCCCCATTTTTTTGCCATTGTTTTGTTGCATATGATTACGTATATTCACCCCGAATTGTACAATCATTTTCAACCGAATGGCCGAAAATCAAAATTTATTCGGGCGCATTTTGGGCGCACTTCGTTCCAATCCGAACCGCCCATCAACATCATTGGCCAACCCGGCCGAATGGATGTTCAGCGACAACGAATCAAAAACGGGCATTGCAGTCACGGAAAACACCGCGATGCAATTGTCGGCCGTCTTTGGTGCCGTTCGTGTTATTTCCGAAACAATGGCAACATTGCCGTGGAGCGTTAAGCAAACAACCAACGGAATCGTTGCGGATGCAAGCGCGCATCCAATCAACAAATTGATTCATCATCCAAATGCGATGATGACGGATTTCACATTCCGCGAAACGTGTCAAGCAAATTTGTGTTTGCACGGCAACGCGTTCATCGCAATCAAACGCGATGGTGCTGGGAATCCAATTCAGTTGATTCCGATTTCACCAAATCGTGTTGATGTCAAAGTATACAAAGACGAAAAGTTTTATCAAGTCGACAACAAAGAAACATTTGACGATTCCGAAATGATTCACTTGGTTGGATTAGGATTCGACGGCGTTGTTGGAAAGTCGGTCATTGAATCCGCACGTGAATCAATTGGCCTTGGATTAGCGGCCGACCAGTTCGGCGGTTCGTTCTTTGGAAATGGTGCAAACGTTTCCGCAGTCTTAACACATCCGGGACGCCTTAGCGATGAAGCCTATAAACGTTTGATTCGTTCGTGGACACAACGCAACGCGGGATTGGATAATGCGCACAAAACGGCGATTTTAGAAGAAGGGATGAAGGTCGAAAAAATGTCCATCAGCCCACAAGAATCGCAGTTCATCAGCACACGGAAATTTGGCGTTGAAGATATCGCACGTTTCTTCCGTTTGCCATTGGCTTATTTGGGTTCAATGGAAAATTCAAGCACACGCGCCAACGTTGAAGAACAAGGAATAATGTTCCAACGCAACACGATTTTGCCGTGGGTTAAACGCTGGGAATCGGAAATCAATCGCAAGTTGTTTGTCGGTGATTCCGAATATTACATCCGTTTCAATATGGATGGATTGTTGCGTGGTGATATTCGTTCAAGATACGAAGCCTATACAAAGGGACGTCAATGGGGATGGATTAGCGCAAACGATGTGCGCAAGTTGGAAAATATGGAACCGATTGAAAATGGTGACGCATATCTTCAGCCAATGAATATGATTGACGTGGCAAGCCCGCAAAAAGACGCAAGCGATGCCGTGGAGTGATTATCCCCAAGGAGCAAAGAACAACGCTAAGAAGGCGTTAAAACACCGCGAGGACAACGAAACCGATTGCGGAACACCCGTGGGTTGGCAACGCGCCAATCAATTAGCAAGTGGCGACGCTATTTCCGACGATGTTTTGGTTCGGACCTTTTCGTTTTTATCGCGTGCGAAAACATACGACCAAGGTCGTTTCACCGATGAGGATGGAAAAGAAATTTGTGGTTCGATTATGTATGCCGCTTGGGGTGGCGACCCGATGTTGAATTGGGCAAAAAGAACGATTGAAAAAATGAAAGAAGATAAAAGCGAAAGCAAGAACGAACGGCATATCAAATCCGTTGTTGAAACCGATGAGGAAATCGTCATCACATTCGGCAAAGGTGAGATGGGCAATGATATTGAAACGGAATCAAAAACGGAACAACGTGCAGAACCAAACGAATTGGCGGTTGGTGACTTTGTGCGTTGGAACTCATCGGGCGGCAATGCTTATGGCCGAATCATTAAGGTTGAAATGGACGGCGAAGTGGAAGCAGATTCCGGATTCAAAGTCAACGGAACAACCGATGACCCGGCGGCATTGATTAGAATTTACCGCTACGATTCCGAATCCGACGCATACGTTGAGCGCAAACCAGTGTTGAACGTTGTCCATAGATTCAGCACATTGGAAAAATTTGACGCCGAAGTTCGCAAATCTTCGGTCGTAAAAGAACAACGCGAATTCCGAATGGAAAGCGCGCAGCAAAATGGAAACACGATTCGTGGTTATGCCGCCGTTTACAATTCCGATTCGGAATGGATGGGTGGTTTCTACGAACAAATTGCAACGGGTGCGTTCGATGGCGTTATGGACAACGACGTTCGCGCCTATTTTAACCACGACGAAAATTTATTGTTGGGACGTGTGTCGAGTGGCACATTAAGAATCAGCACGGACAAACGCGGTTTGTTTTATGAGGTTGATTTACCGAACACAACATATGCTAATGATTTGGCGGAATTGATGAAGCGCGGCGACGTCAATCAAAGTTCATTCGCTTTCCTAATCGAACAAGATAAATGGGAACAACGCGATGGTGTAACTTACCGAATCATTGAAAAAGTATCACGTTTGCTTGATGTAAGTCCCGTAAGTCAACCGGCTTATCCGGACTCAACATCGGAGTTGAAACGCGATTTGGAAACGGAACCCAAAGAAGAAGCGAAAGCGGCATCGGTAGAGAATACCGAATCCGAAGTCGTGGAAACGAAGGAAGAAGATTCCAACCTTTATTTGTATAAAAGTAAAATTCTAAATTTCTAAACGATGAAAAACATCGAACTACGCGGACAACGCGCGGAACTAATCAAAGGCGCAACGGCAATCGTTGACGCGGCACAAAAAGAAGGACGTTCTTTGAACTCCGAAGAAAAGTCAAAATTTGACGCAATGGAAGCGGATGCAAGAAGCATCAAAGACCAAATCGACGTTATCGAGCGCACAGCCGAGATGAAGAAAGAATTGGCCGCAAACGCTGAAGTACGTGAAATGGCTCCAAAGGCAACCAAAGCGGGTGCATTTGAAAAATACTTACGTAGTGGAATGAGCGCATTGAACGCAAACGAGCGTTCAGTTATGGCTGAATTACGCGGACAAACAACATCTCCGGATTCGGCTGGTGGTTTCTTGGTACCTCAAGGATTCAGCAACGAATTAGATGTTGCAACTTTGTTCACTGGTG